CGCAACAAAGAGCGCAGCGAAATACCAACCGATAGAAAGCATAAAACAGACAATGCCAATGACAGCGAAAACGCCAATGTATTTGTAATACTTAAGATCCATAAAAAAACCCTCAAATAGCCTAAGCAAATGAATTATTGATTTAGGTCTAGGCTACTGAAAACAAGAGAATTATTTTTGTTATGAAGGACTAATTCAGGAATTGTATCCTTGGTTTCTGCTAAAGCTTCAAGAGTTGCAGCATCAGCAGGTTTATCGGGATTTATATATTTGCGAACAGGCTCAAGAACCTCTACAAAATAGAAGGCTTTACCGTCAGTTTTACGAGAACCCTTTTGAACGACTGCATTTGAAATAACTGTTTTGATACTCATAGTTTTGTACTCTTCTGATAAGAAATTTGTACAATTATTATGTTGTCATGTTGTCATGTTGTCAATCAATCACGCTAACAAGTTGCTATTATTTAAAATTGAGCTAGTAAAGGATTGTTTTTAAAATGATTTCTGATTACGTAAGAATGAAGAAAGAGGAGAAAAAACGTATTAACGAAATATCGTTAGAGATTAATAGACAGAGAATGTCACTGGGGATGAGTGTAATTGAAGACAGTAAAGTGCTTCATGAAATACTCGATGAAGCATTTAAACATGTAGAAGTGGAACACGGTAAAATCAAAATTAAATAATACCGCGATAAGTCATGAAATCAATTTCATGGCTTTCAAATTGATTAATCTCAAGTTGAATAAGCTCATTCAGATTTAATTCAGCAGATCCATTACCAAGACACCCATTGTTATAATCATCTTCAACCCATTTTAAATATTCATGTCGTTTCTGATATTTTTTTAATATATCGAAAACAATCTTTTCAACCTGAATTAATGTAATAGATTCTTTATCAGTTTCATCAACAATATCCTGATCAGTTTTATCATTCAAACCAATAAGATCTTTCAGACCTCTAGACCAAACCAGTTGTCTAGCACCCTTCATGGCTATAACAAATTCCTGAAAAAGTTTGCTAGGAAGCTTATGAAAATAAAGCTCATCATCAAAAGACTTCTGTAACAAATCAAATGGAGTTAAAGAGCTAGATTTTCCCCGCTTAACATGCCCCTTGGTCATTTCATTATCAAGACCCCACTTTGCGATATAATCCTCGGCATAAGAACCATCCCTAATATCGAGGCCATGTTTCATAGAAGGGCTAGATAGACCAGATTTAATACAACAGTCAATCCATAATTTAGCCAATGAATCCCTGTAATAAAATGCTTGGTCGTCAATATCTCTAGTCAAAAGCAAAATATGAAAATGAGGATGCCAACCATTAGATCCATAAGTAACTTCAAGCGACCTAACTTTATATTCAATATTGCAAGCAGTAGAAAGTTCCTTAAATTTACGGTGCCCAAAAAAACGAGTTATCGCATGTTTTAATTGTTTCAAAAGAACTTTAAGAGGCTCAGATTGACTATGTGAAAACGTTAAAGTCATTAACTTAATATCTGAATCATCCTGATCACGCCAATAATCAAGCAAAGCATTCATTTCAGAACGACGTTTTTCCGTAATTTGTTTGGCACAAACAGGACAAGACCAAATTGAACCGCATCTTTGAACATTGCCCCAGTGAGCCTTGTTCCTAGATTCGTTAAACATGACAGAGCGCTTCTTTTCTTTATCAATTCTACGCTTTAAACAGTTACAAACTCTTTCAGTTGGTAATAATTTTGCTGACTGATCTTGCAAAAGGTATTCATGTAACCTAGGCTGAAACCCTTTGTTTACGGGCATGGCCTGAGATTTCGTAAATATACCAAGACCGCCATTTTTTTGACATTCTTCGATAATCATATGATAATAAACCCGTGTGTTAGCAGTACACAAAATTCCCAAAAAGCCCATTTCGCCAAAAATGGGCTTTTTTCTTTAACTAAGACAACATGTTGTCATGTTATCATTTTTTAACAATTGTTTTAATAACTCCAATTGATAATAAAAGCATTAAATGCTTAGGCTAAAAATCAGAATAATCTCTAGCCAAAAAAAACACTAAGACAGACCCAAAAAAGAGAATGAAAATTAACGAAAGGTAAGCAATAAGAACATATTCTTGATTCATAGTGTGTCCCTTATGTATTTATAAATCTCAATTCCAAAATAAATAAAAAGCCAAAGGAATACAAATATAAGCCAAATAAAATCAACAATATCCATAAAATCACCTATTATTTTAAAATTAAGCTTTTAACTTCTTGTGAGGTAATGTATTGATAATCCTTAAGTATTGCATCCAAAGATTTATACTTTTTGTACTCATAACGATGAGTGCGAATCGGTCTCTCAGTAATATCTGTCTTAACCATTAAAACAAAATCACCAAGCATAACATCAACTCTAATTTGATTTATAACCCCGTGTTCATAAAGGCTTTTAGCTTCACTTATTGTAAGACTTTGCCAACTTTCTAATCTCATTTTCTCTTACCCGGAGAGTGTCTATATTTTTATATTGTATTGCAATTTTTAAATATTGCAATACATTTTTATGAAATTGACTATGTACCGGCGTAGAAATTACTGCTTTTTTAACTTAACAGACTTCGCTAGTTAAGCCAAAAAAGTCAGTTCAAAAAGAAGTAATTTCACATTCCAGAAATTAATAGACATTGGAAAAACTTTGCAGTGTAACCAATATAAAAGCCCAAACCAGTTGAGCAAACCATAATAAAGAAGATGAGCTTAATAGGTAAACGCTTCCTAAAATAAGCCCTTACATGTGAATCGTGTTTCATATCAACCCCTGTTGTTTTGCCTGTTCTATTTTTGCAAAGTACTCTCTATCAAAGTCACTTGCTTGCTGCGTGCCTGCTTTCTGTGCATACACCTGCTGTGGCTGCGCCTGTTGACGTTGTAGGTCCTGTTGCTTAGTAAAGTAATCAAACGGTCTATCACCACTCATATAGCGCTTACAGTCGCTCTGTGACATGTCAATCTTGGTTGCTTGCTGTGTGTAGCATGAACATGTTTTCTTTGAAATTATGCAGCCTGCTAAGCGTGGTCGTTCCTGAATCTGATATGTCAGGTCATATTCAAAATCGTAAGGTCTACGTACATCGTATTTATATTCATTTTGTCCACTGGCGTTAGCTGTTGTGCTAGATCCAGTCGGCTCTGATGCAGAAGGATGACTATCTGTTGGCTGTGCATTTTGTGGATTGGATTCAGTTTGTTGTTGTTCAGGTTCCTTGGTGCCAGATCCTAATTTAGAAATATCCTCAAAAGGTGATTTTTCCATGCCCAACATCTGTTTAAAAGTTGATGAGAATTGACCAAAAATCGGGACAGAACTAATACCGTAAGCAACCACACCCATTAGAGAAAGAGTTAGTAAAATCCACCCAAAGATCTTCCAGTTAAGTTTGAACTTAACAGATGTATGACTCGATGCACTTTTATACATCGCAAAGTATTTTTTCTTATAAATAATCAGCTCATGTTCAACATAAGGCTTAGGATCTCTCTTAGAATCTGCCCCTGCACGTGGGCGACCCAACCACTTGTCAAACGTGTATAAAGAGCATGCTTGTGGCTTCTGTGACGGCCTTTTAATGAAGTAAAGCTTATCAACCAACTGACGCAAAGAAATATTAATATCCTCAGCATCCTGTGAAATTAAATAGACGTCCTTGTCATAGTGTCGAACCTCAGCCATATCAATAATGATTGGATCTTTTGAAGGGGTTTTGGTATCAAATTTATAGGGCGGTTTTTTTCTACACTCGTCAATGTACATGATCGAGCCTAAAGGCGTTTCTCTCCAGTCAAGAGAAGGTAACGGGAGAACGCCCTCAATTTTTAAACCATTAATATCAGAATAGATCTGCCGTACTGGAAGAAACGTAGCCAATGTAATTTTATACAGTTCATTAATATGAATTATAAAATCGTTATAGAGCATTGATAGCTCAAAATATTTCTCGAACTGCTCTTCATCCTCAAACTCTAAAAACTCATTATATTGGAATGTCCAATCGACGATCTTAGCGACAATTAAGTCATTTTCTTTAACGTTAATTTCACGTTTAAAGGTGTATTCATCACTCGAATCAATATCATGGCCACGGTCTGCAAGTATCGTTTTATTTTCATAATATATTTCAATATTTTTTTTAAGATTAGCAATGTTAACTTGTTGTTTCTCATACATTTGAGAAACACACCAATAGCTTTTGCCTTCGCCAGGCTTTCCAATAACTGTATATAACATTTTAGATTTTCCTGAATGCCAATTTGCCTGAATTCATGGTCATCCGGATACCCACTGAAGAAACAACCAAACTCAATGAAATTGATAGACCTGACAGATCAAACATGATGAGAGTCAGGGCATGTAGTGTTTTAAAACTGCCCTGTAAATAATTTAAAAATTGCGAGTAAATGACTTGCTGGGCCATAAATGAAATGATCCCAATACCAGCACCAGCAAGGATTCTTTTTAAAAAACTGGATAGGAAAAATGAACCTATCCACATTAAAGCCTGGAACAAAAAATTCATTAATCTTGTCCCCCAGATCTTTGGCCGGTGATGACAAAATAAGAAACAATCAAGCCCAACAAAATTATCCAAGGCCTAACGAGAGCTGCACCATCACACATAAGGTCATAAGGTAATTCCAGATGAACTTTATCAATCCATGTGAACTCGATAACCAATGGCGGAGGACATGACGAGTTACCACCGAATAGATCTCTACGCAGATCCTTTTCCAGATCTATAGACTTTTCCTGAACATCAACTTTTGTGTCTTCAGGAGATCCACCAGTAATATCTTTTTCAGTACAGGGGCGATATTTGCTAGATCTCTTATCGTTAGGGTCATAATTTTCGTTGGCACACTTATACTGGCCCTCGATAGCTTCCTTCATGGAATCAAGTTTTTTATTTGATTCGCCAATGGCTTCACTGGTTGATTGAGTAGCTTCCTCTATTTTTTCGAGATGGCCATTAGATGTATCTAACTTTTCATTTGTTTTTGTTGATTCATCCTTAATATTTTTAAGATGATCATTTGATGTATCAAGCTTTTTATTGGTTTCTGTTTGTCCATTAATCAACTTATCTATCTTAGCTGAAATACCAGATAGAGCATTTAATAAAGCTGCCTTAAGTGCATTAATAGCATCAATAATGCCTTTGACATCAATAGTTCCACCACCAGTCGAACCGTCACCACCGCCATCACCCCCGTCAGGACCGCCCGAACCATCAGGACCTTTACCGCCAGTGGGATCGTTTGGATTAGGCTTTTCTGGATCAGGATTGTTTTTGACACAAATCTTAGAGCCGTTATATGTAGTCTGATAATAGCCGTCGGGACAGTTCGTATTGTTCGGAGGCTGTGGGCAGTAAGTACCGCCATTCATGCAATTTTTAGGGTCTTGAGGATCATCTGGTTTAGACGGGTCTTTAGGAGTATTAGGACCAGATCGAACACATAAAGCTTCACCATTAAATGAGCCACTAACATAACCTTCACCGCAGCCCTCTGGAGGGCGCTTGCAATATGTCGCACCATTACATGTATCATTGTTTTTTGGGGGTGCAGGTTGATCGGGTGGACAAGTAATAGAACCGTCTGATAAACGTGTACAGCCATCGTTTGGAGGTATGTAACACTTACCATAGGGATCTTTAGTATCACATGGCGGAGGATCATTAGAATGTTGTTCAGTACAATTGACATCATCGCCGGTAAACTGCATAGGTGTCATATCATAAGTATCATTAACACCAACTCTCATGCCTTGGCCTTCAATAGAACAACCGTCTTTACACATACGAGTTGGTATTTTAGACCCTTTTGAAACATAGACAGGAATTGGCCAACCCTTGGCAGGACAATCTAATGTTTTTTTAATCTGTGCTGAATAATTATCAGGATTACTGCCATTATAACTACGGGTAACATAGCACATGGTCTCAGTTGTTGATTTAACACTGTACTTCCAGCTATTTACAGACATTTGAGATGCATAAGCGGAACAAGCAGCATCAGGTGATGATTCAACAGGAAATATCTGAGGTGGTGCAATAACTTGATACTTGGCAGCAGCAAGTGCATCAACAGATATGATCGATGCAGAGATAAGAAGTAAATATTTAAAAAAGCGCATTTTTTAGTTCCTGAACAGTATCAGTGAAGAAACGATAAATGCAGCTAAAATGACGTATGGACCGAGTTCTGACATAATCACGCTCTCATGCAAAAAAAATGCTCGCTGCGAGCCCTCGCTGCGCATTTTTTCCACACGAGAGCGCTTTGTTTTAGAACGCTTGACGGATCGCCTTTGTACCCTTGATCGTCAAATAAACTGACAGCATTGCGGATGCAACTGTGAAAACTGCCATTACCAATAAACCGATCCAGCTTAGAAACTGAGCAATATCAATTGTTGGTAGTGGTAGCGTTTCACCAGCAGCATTAGCAACGGAAGTCAGTGCAAGTGCTGATACAAAAACTAGAATTGAGCGAATTGAAAATTTACCCATCTTGTTGTTCTCCTTTGATTTAAAAAAAAGCGTCTTTTAGTCGTTTCATACCCCAAGACACCAAACAAACTGCCCAGAACCCAGTACCTAGCTGGAAAGCTTCGTCATAACTGAGTACGGGCAATAAAGAGCGGTTAATGACAACCCACTCTAGACAGGCACGTACCCCATTAGCATCTGGATCAGCGAATAGAGCGCATGCATGAATCATTTACTTGACCTTGTCCCACATAAGCCAAAATGCAACCGGTAAAGTCGCAACAAAGAGCGCAGCGAAATACCAACCGATAGAAAGCATAAAACAGACAATGCCAATGACAGCGAAAACGCCAATGTATTTGTAATACTTAAGATC